TAAGCGCTCAAAAGGCGAAAACCTTGACGATGCGGTGAATTGGGTCGAAACTCACTTATTAGAAATAAGTGAAAGGAAAGCCTACAACCTGCCGTTAGTTATGAGTCATAGGTCCAGTAACTCCAAACCTGTTGATGAAAAGCATTGGAAATGGAGATGTCGAGTAATCTTGATGCAAGATCTTCGAGCTCTATTATTGGATGGAAGGTTTCTTGTTCCGTTCACTGATCTTTTTATCAATGTGCCCTGGGGTGAGGGAGGAATGACACAGCAGGAAGTCCGTAGTTGGATACAAATACAAAGGAAACATTATGACATGTTTTATTCGTCAGATTATTCCAAATTCGATACTAGTCAAGCTTCTTGGCTATTGGAGGATGTATTTGATAGGGTTATTCGTCCTGTGTTTGGCCAGTTGTCCGACCAGGATGAGAAGCTCTTTGAAGCTATGGTTCATTCCTACATCCATAAAGATATACATGGTTTTGATGGTGTGTATCATGCGGATGGGTGTCAAGTGTCCGGATCATTAGGAACGTATGCAATAAACACAATCGTTAATGAGGTTGTTGATAGAACTGCGTTGTTAATGCAAGGATGTGATATCAGGAAGTTTAAATCACTTAAGTGTGGTGATGACAACCTGACATTCTTTCCGTCAACAGAGCCATGGAATGCTAAGAAACACCAAGAACTTATTCAAAAGTATTTTGGTATTGGCACAACTCTAACTGATGATGATTGGGGTCCTAGTACGCAAGATCCAAAGTTTCTGTCGAAGACATGGACTTATGGTGGAGAGTGCAGGGCAATAGAAGAAGTCGTGTGGAACTTGATGTTTCCTGAGAGATATCGAGACTACGATCCTTCTAAAACTGGGATTTCAACTCGAAGAGCAGAAGCGCTTGTTTTGCTATCAGCCTGCCTTGAACAGGAGAAAACGATGCAAGAATGGTTTGATGTGAGTCAAATCTATCAAGACGCTGGTGTTCGTAAGCATGATTTGATGGGTACTTACAAGGCATTGGCAGCTGCGGGAACCGGATTCCGGACTCCGTGGTTAGACTTCAAGTTTGGAAACTTGGGTATAGTCGCATAAGTAATGACCAACACTATAAATGAGATAGCGCGTCCGCTTGCTTAATTGATAAGATTGTTTCACCAGTCTTTCTAACATGTGTG